ACCGTGTCGCCAGAAGCCCACATGGTTTGATACGAAATATTGCGTTGCTCGAACAACCGGTTGAATAGCATTATTTACTCATTCCAAAAGCGAACCCGACAAGCACCAAACACGCACCGCCAACAATCAAACCGGCGGGGATAAAGATAAGCGACACCCCAGCGGTCACCGCGACTAGACCGGCAAGTTGGGCGACCATGCTAAACGTTTTCATTTTCATCCAAAGAATTGAGGCACTGGTTCTAGTTTACCCGAACTGCACCTATCGAACGCGAGCATGATAGCAACGGCGAGGTCGATTTTCATGCGCGGATTTCGGTAGTCCTTAGTCAGACGTGATCCGCCCCGGCTGTCCATCTTCAAAATGCAGTTGTCAATATGCCGTTGAATCGCGCCATCGCCGTCATGGCGAATCTTTCCCGCCATGATTCCCTCATACAGTTTGGCCGTCGCCGGCACAAGACGGTTCAAGGTTTGCGGATACTCGACAACGGGCAACCCTGCCTGTGCCCACTGGTACGCCTCATCCTGCCAAAACGAAACATCAGCCACCAACTCCACACAGCCCGGATTCTCTCGCACGAAATCCATCACCGTATTCACCACAAGTTGTTTATCGACAACCCACGAATCGTCATCGGTTAACGAGCGTTCCCACGAGGCCACACGAAAAACACGGTACACGTCATCCTCATGGCGCGGCTTAATCACAGCCACCACAGCAGTGCAGTCATTTTTCCACGAACCATCAAAGCCCAACACATACTCATCCCCCGGCTCGAGACGCACGTCATCCTCAGCAAGGTTCTCCCACGCACCAGGCGGAAGCCACGCCTGTTTCACATTCACCCACTGGTTCAAACGCTTAGTGCGAAACTCAGCCTCGGGAGTCGTCAGCACCGCGCTAGCAAAATCCTTCTCGGCCACGAGATCATCAAACCCAGGGTTAGCAATACGCCACGCCTCCGGGTCATCATGCTTCAAACGTTCCGGAGCCTCCCACCATGCCATGAAAAACGACGGGTCAACCACTTCACCACTCGCCACCTTCTTTCCGTACTGGTAAAGCTGATACGCGACAGACTCACCACCCGTCACGTCAGACTTCAAACCCGCCGTGGTCACTGCAACCATTTGCGCCAACCCGCCACGGTTACCCATAGCCAAACTAAACACGTCATACAACGCACGATCACGGTGCGCGTGCAACTCATCAAGAATCACCCGACTCGGGTTGTAACCCTCTTTTGAATACGCCTCGGCCGACACAACGCGAAGCACAGACTGAGAAGCCGGGACATAAATAGAGTCACGATACACCTGAACCTCACGCGACAACTCAGACTGCTCGACCATGCGCTTAGCCTCACCAAACACAATGCGTGCCTGTTCCTTCTCAGCGGCAGCAACAATAACCTCAGCACCCTGCACACCCTCGGCAATCAACGAATAGAGAGCAATGGCCGCACTCGAGAGCGCACTCTTTCCGTTCTTTCGCGGCATCCCAATTAGGGCAGTGCGCGCAACAAACCCACCCTCAGAATCTCGCGCATACAAATGGCGCAACAACTCTTGTTGCCAATCACGCAACCGCAACGCCTCACCAGCCCGACCAGCAATCCCATCCTTACCAATCGAACCAAACGCCTCAGCAAAAGCAATCGCCACATCACCATCACTCCGATCAACACCATCAGGATCAACCGGTGTAAGAAAAGCCGGCGGCCAACTACTCACCAGGACGCCGCTTCATCGCCATAATCTCCTCAAGCTTCGACATCTTCTGCACCTCGGCCACACCCAACTTCATGCGATCCGTCGGCGTAAAACCCAAAATAGAAAGATTAGAACGAATCGACTTCTCCAACTCACGCAACGCAGCGCGCTCACGCCATGCCTCAGCATCAGACATCACCAATTCACGCAACGCGTCACGCTCATCAAGTTGTTCGCACAAAATCTGCAACACGTCAATGTCAGTAGAAACCGACAACCAAACTTTTCCCATACTCCAAATACGTTTCCACAACTCAAGACCCGACGGCCCCAACATGCGCAACGGCTCAGGCATCACCTCAACCTCCGGCACATAAGCCACAGACTCACTCGGTTGATAATGCCGAGAACCAACCAACCGCTTCACCTCAGCCGGCTTACCAGGATTAACCATTTACAAACTCCAAACTGTCGCTCTTCCGAATGTTACAAATCCAATGCGCCAAACGCACATTGTCCAACGAGTCCAAACCACCTTTTGAAATTGGCACAACATGATCAACCGTCGCCCCAAAACGAGACACTCGAGGCACAGACATATCAACCAAACCCGAACAAATATGACACACAAAATTGTCGCGCTCAGCCAAAACAAAAATGTCAATGCGCTCCACAGTCTTTGCGCCCTGACGCTTTACCGTCTTCTTACGATTGCGATGACGAGTTGCCTTAGCCCTACACGTATCGTGATACAACTTCGAGGCCAACGACGACGACGACACTTCAAGCGCATCACCACACCAACCACAAACAATCACTTTTGTTTCAGGCCTCGAGGCTCGCAACAACTCAGCCGTCAGCAAAGCTCGGCGGCGGTTTGCCTCTACCGAACAATCTGCCGAACAATATCTTTTGCGCTTTCCCGCATCAAACACTGATCCACAAACCTCGCACAAAACCGGGCGCAACTCTTGCGCAGACCGCCGATAGAACTTAGACGCGCAACTCTTTTTGCACCAAAGCCGTGTGCGCCCCGTTGGCGCGTTAAAAATGGTCGCCCCGCATCCCTTACAAAGTAGGTTCTTTTCCACGCTTAGAGTCTCGCACAAGCAAAATTAGGCTACGCAGAGAAACACACCCCAAGCGTCAATGTGCAGAAAGGAAAGGCTGCGGGGTGAGGATGCGCGCTATATCAGGAAAAAACCTACCTCCCGTTGATGCCGGTGAGGGGGTAGGCGTGTGCTCGAGGCTGTTTATAGCGGTTTGTTGCCTCTGCGTTGGTTGCACGTCCGGTGCGCTGGCGCGAGTGGGGAAGCATCCCCTAGTGCGGGGTATAGGTGGTCGGCCTCCCACGGGTCATCAGCTTTGTAACCTTCACCACAAATGTGGCAGGTTGTTGCGTTTGCTTTTACTGTTGGTGCGAGCCGGCGGTAGTTGGGGCCGTAAAGGTGGCGTTTGCGTGCTGCCCGTATGGGGTCGGTGTCGCGTTTACGTTCGATTGCTTTTGCGCACACGTCACAGTAGTTGTTGAGGCTTAGTGATCCGCAAGCGAGGCATGGTTTATTGAAGCGCATGGATTACGTCCGCGAATTGTTGTTTGATGTTTGCCCAGTTGTATTGTTGCGCGGCGTCGAGTGCCTCTTTGTGGTAAGCCTTCCACTTCTGCGTTATAGCCCTAATGGTTTCGGGTACATCGTGGAGAGAAGAAATGATTACGTCGTCAAAATACCCGCGTGATCCTGCCGGCAACGTAACTACTGGTAGCCCATAGGCGAGAGCCTTAGCAATCTTTAGGTGTGTGCCTGAACCTTCAGTGACTAGGTTGACGAAGATGTGTGACGCTTGCAACAGTTTCTCGAGTGCTTGCTCAGTCTTATACCCGTGTAACGTCACGTTTGGTTCGTCAGTGTGTAACGCCTCAGTGCAACGTCCAACAATGTTGATGTGATACTCAGGTAGTTGGTGGGCAATGTCGATGAGTTTTTTCGCGGCCTTGATGTTCGGGCCGTACAGTGATCCGACAAAGATGAGGTTTAGGTTCTCGCCGGTTGCCACGGTTTCGGGCAGGTGTGTGCCGTTCGGGATGTGCGTGCCAGGTGGTAACTCCCAGTTGTCGCCCATCATGCGCCAATCATCCTGACTGCAATAGGTGACGTGCTCCGCGCCGGCGATAGCCCAACGTTCAATGTCGGCAACCATTTGATAGTCCATTCCGTTGCGCCCAAACAACATGGCGGTGTTCATGCTCTCAAAGTTGTGCGCGTCGTAAACGTAGGGTCGGCCTTCTGTCAGCTCAACCAACCACGGATGCTCAAGGATAATTAGGTCAGGGTTGAAGTCGTCGATGGCTTTGCGCATCACGTTTAGATCGTTGAGGCAGAGTGTGGGCATCGCGTCATAAGTGTGGAAGCCCTGCCCGAACAGTCGGCTTGCCCTGTCTTGCGCCTTAACACCAGCGGGAATGACGCGGTAGGGCATTCCCTCTAGCGAGGTCTGTGTCTCCAAGTTTTCCCACGACAGCGCAAAAGTGGTGATTCCAGTGAGCCCGGTCAATAACTCGTAGCAACGCTGCTTGCCGCCAGTATCTGGGGAACTTATGTCCCACGGCACAAGTGCCAGTGTCTTGGTCAAGTTTTCATCTTTCGTTTTGCCTAGTGCAACTTTTGATAGTTGTTTTTGGTTGTGCAGGTTTTTAAAGTGGCGTTTATAAATGGAACTTCTGAAACTTTTGCTTTTGTTCTCAAGTTTTGGTTTTGTCTGGTTGGTCGTGTGACTTCTGAATTAAAACTTTGAAAACTTATGTTTTGAAACTGAACTTTTGAAACCCAAGTTCTGAAATGAATCTTCCAAAAGTCAAGTTTTGAAATGCAACATTTTAAATGCAAGTTTTGAAACGCAACTTCTAAAATCAATTTTTGGAAAGCCAAGTTCTGAACTGCAACTTTTGAAATACAACTTCTAAAACTGAACTTCACAAAATCAACTTGTCAAAATCAAGTTCTGAAACTTGAGTTCTCAAATCCAACTTTTGAAATGCAACTTCTCAAATCCAACTTTTAAAATGCAACTTCTCAAATCCAACTTTTGAAATGCAACTTCTCAAATACAACTTCTCAAATACAACTTCTCAAATACAACTTCTCAAATACAACTTCTCAAACTGGAGTTCTTGAATCAGTGTTTCCTAACTTGAGTTTTGAAAGTCAACTTCTCGGAGTCAACTTCTCAAACTGAACTTCTCAAACTGATTTTCTAAAAACCAATTTTTAAAACCTGACTTTCGAAACTCTGCTTTTTAAGCACACGTTCTCAAACGCAAGTTCTTAAACGCTACTTTTGAAACTCAGGTTTTGAAACGCAACTTCTGCAATTTCACGAATGAAACGCCAGTTTCAGAAGTCCCCGAATGAAAGGCAACTTCTGGCAACGTGGCCTAAAACCCGTCATTCCGGCTCATCGTCCAGGTCTTCAGGCTCAGCCGGGAGAGCGTCGTTGCGCCGCTCAATCGCGTCCCGATACGACACCTTAGGCCGATCACCAAAATTTCCGAATAGGTGCATTTCATTTGTCCTTACTGTAGAAACCTGAACCCTTAAAGCTCAGACCGTACTGTTGTGGTTTCCGCCACATCTCCAACGAACACTCGTCACAGAAAATAGCGGAAGTTTGAAACACTGACATAAGAACAATTCTGGCGTGTTTGTTCTTGCAAACGTAAAGGTAATTAGCCATTACAGTTTCCAGACTGTCCCAGTAAAATCAACGCCCTCCTCGAGGGCGAAACAAACAAGACCAGGTTGCGAGTCCTCACCTGACGATGTGCGCCACCAGTTTGAACCGTTGTCCATAGTTGCCGCGCCCACAAGAAAGCGTGAACCGCCCGTTGTTGTTGATCCGAGTTCCGTCACGCGTAGGTGGTGAAAATGGCCATGCACGAGAACCGAGGCGTCGGCTACTGGTTGCCGCCCGAACGCTTGCTTACGCCACCAATCCGCCACCGCGTTAGCATTTGATGCTTGATGGCCATGCACGACTCCAAGACGATGTACGCCGTCACCAAAAACGTCAAGGCACAAACTTTCATCATGTGCCTGAGGTTCAATAAAACGTATTGGTAGTTCCTGCTCAGACGCGAGGCGTGCCAACTGGCGGCCAATGAAGACTCCCCAGTCGTCTGTTTTCTTGCCAACCTGTTGACCATTGACCCTCCATTGACAGTGATTAGAACCAACCGACAGATAGGTTACGTCGGGCACGAGTGTCACAAGTTGTTTGAGTGTTTGCCATGCGTAGGTTGTGGCAAGGTCAACCTGATCCATGATGCTCAAGTCATTGCTTTGCAGTTGGTTCGCGCTTGCCTTATTGTCGAACCCCTCCACCGTGTCGCCACAATCGACGAACACGACACGGTTCGGCTTCTCACGTTTCACCAACGCCAACAGGCGCGACTGCATTACTTCCACACGGTCAACGAACTCAGTCAGCCCGCCACGATGGTCAACCTTCCCCACCTGCAAATCAGACCACAAGACGACAAGTGCCCGGTTTCCCGGCGAGGTTATGGGCTTAGGTTTGACCCGTCGTTTTGCCTCGGCCAACAGTAAGGGAAGGTTGACCACCGCAGTTTTGCGACGGAAATGAAACCGATAGGAGGTCAGCCAAACCAGTTCACCGTCTTTTTGCTGTTGCCACCTCGAGGTGCGGATACTGTCGGACGTGACCTCTATTTCAGAAGGGTCAAACCCGGCTTCTCGCAGGTAGTCGTCAAAGTTTGTTTTCTCACCCAGATAACCCGGTGTCGTAGCCGTACCCTCAGTACCGTCAAATTCGATACCAGGGCGAACGTCATTTTTGACAGTCACCCGTTTTGCCGGTTCGAGGTTCTCCAACATTACTCAGACACACACAAACAGTCACCGCGCCTATGAGCGCGAACAGTCTCACGGCCAATGTCAAGGCCATGCTTACGCAACTCGCGCACCAACGTCTCAGCAGACCAATCCTCAGTATTCGCAACAGCGTCATCAAGAATCTTCTGATCAGACTTATCCAACCCTTCACGCAAGCGAGACAGTTTGCACAGTAACGGCTTCTTCGCCGGCGGTGTCAATCCCTCCAACATGATTAGAACGGCGCATCCGAAATAGTGGGCACGCTCTGCCGGGCAGACTGTGAACGCGTACTAGGCGCGAGAACCTCAACACTGTCAGCTTTGATAACCAGGTTCTTGTACTCGCCGCGCTCCTCAGTGACCTGAGTGCCTGTAACCTTCACACGATCCCCAGACTTGAACGCCTTGAAGTCAATATCAACACCGTAAGCGGCCTTCACCGTGAAACGTGTGTGGCCGACAATCTCCCAAGCGTCACCGTTTTTCTTGCTGTGAGACTCGTTGATTTTCATACCCCAATCAGGGTTTGGTTCGTCAGTCTTAAACTTCCAGTCAGACACGAACGCGGTTACCTCAATTTTTGCCATCATTACCTCTCATTAGTTTCCATTTGGCTTGTTTTCTTGCCTGTTTGTATCTTAGTGACTGCCACTCTAACCGTAATAAGTCTATATCTTCACTTGATGGTTGACTAGATGTAGTTTCAGGTTTATATGTGTAGGTGCGTTCAGCGTCCAATGCCGCCATGTGTTGCGCGTGGGATCTAGTGACCCCGAAACGCTCAGACTCCAACAGTTCCATGTATCTGCTCAAAACAGTTTCTCCTTTTCTTTTTCCTGCTCGGCCTTTACCGTGGCAACAGCGTGGTTTAGTCTGCCCTCAATTATCGGCAAGTATTCCTCGGTGAGTTCGCAACCAATGAATTCAAAGCCCTCGAGTATTGCCGCCTTGCCAGTGCTACCCGAACCCGTAAACGGATCAAGAACAACCCCGCCAGGTGGTGTAACCAAGCGCACAAGTTGGCGCATCAAGTCAGTTGGTTTCACAGTCGGGTGAAAGTTTTGTTTCGCCGCGTTGGTTCGGTTTCGCGGATTGTCTCCGCCAACCCCGTCGTCCTTTTCGCGGTCTGAGTGTCGTTGTTCTTCTAGCGCGTCGAGGCCTTCGTTGCGATCACGTTTAGAAGCCTTAGCCACATAAAAAAACCGTGACGCGCCACCAACTGAATCATCCTTGCGCATCGTTGCGTAACCCGTTGGCTTCCCATCATTGTCAAACATTCGCGCACCATCAGTAGTGTTCCAAGTGCCACCCTTCACCTGTCCGCTTTGTTCGTCTACCAACCCGGCAGTGAACTCATCCAACACCACATTAGAAGGCCAACGACCCGAAACGGTTTTCTCATAAACGCTGCCGGATGGTTGCCAATTATCGTCCATAAAATTCGCACCAAACCCTGTTTCATTTACGGTCATATTTCTTTCTTCTGTCCCGATCCGTGTGCCGTCAATGTTCAACGCACCCGTCCCATACTCCAACACATTCGCCGCAACAGTCCCCACCAACGGCTTACGAGCAACAATCACCGGCTCAAACGCAGGTTTCAACGCAGTACCCCACCCCTGCCACTTCACCGCGTCAGCAGTAGCCCCAACTGTTATATCGACCTCAACGCTTTGAGAAGCACCAATAGTGTGGCGTGGCCCTTCTTCTTTGTTGGCAATGCCTGAAGTTTTTTTGCCAATCACTTCGCGGTTTTTGTATGCAGTCCACTCAATACCAGTGCGCTCCGCAACCAAACGCTCGATTTCCTCCGGCACGTCCGGCAACAAATGGCGCATAGCATCAAAAACGTCTGCCGTAGCAATTGCCGGTTGTTGTTTGTCGCTGAAATAATGTTGCGCCATTGCCCGAGCAGACTCAACGTTTTTCGCAAAACCTGAAATTGCTAGTGCGCAATCATTTTGACTAATCCCTGTCGAACGCATCCACTCGGTGAAACGCAACTGCCGCGCACGATTCTCACCAGTGCCCTTGTCAATCGCCTTCGACACATCCAACGACTTCGGAAACCCCGACCCATACAACCACGCCACAGAATCCCGAATCTGAAACCCAGCATCCTCCACCGCAACCGCAATACGATGCCACGTCCGAGAACCACCAAACGCCAACAAATGACCGCCCGGCTTGAGAACGCGCAAACACTCAGCCCAAACCGCAGTATTGAACGCGATACCCGACGAGTCCCAAGACTTACCCATAAACCCAAGCTCATACGGCGGATCAGTCACCACCGCATCCACACTTGCATCCGGCAACTCACGCATCCTGACAAGACACGAACCAACCATCACACGCCAACCCTCACCACTCAAATCACCGGAGTCCACGGCCAATCACCACCCTTCACCAAACCAGTAGGAAAGTCCCGCCGGTCACGATCACCACGCCACCTAGTCACCTCAAA